TCCAGCGCATAGCTGACCCCGAACTGTTCCATCAGCGCTCGATCCCTTTGAATTTGCCCCAGCAATTCCTCTGTATCTTTGCCGTATTGACCAGCCACATCCTGCAAGCTGAGAATCCCGGCTTGCATTCCGCCGATAGCCGCGTTCATTTCTTTTTGGGGGTCAACCCATGACCAGCTGCGGCCTCGGAATTCTGCTGCGTTTGAAAATTTGTCAAACTGCCGAACAGGTATACCGAAAGAATCCATCTCCATCGCGGCTTCTAGCCAAGCATCGAAAATTGGCCTTATGAAGTGATCAACCATGAATCGCTGGGTATTTGCGTACTGATCGCGTTCTTCCAACGCGCCTTGCCGGATGCTTGAATAGCTCGTTGCCTCGAGGTCATTAGCAAGGGATGTGTAAGAAACTCCAAGCGCCGACGCCACGCCTTTCAAAACAGACTTATGGAAGCTGTCAAATTCTGATGTGGGGTATTGCGGGTCAAAGCCTTTGAAGTCAACGCCGGTAGGTAGCTGGTGAAACGATCCGGGTTCAGCCGACATTATTGGCACGGATTGATCTAAGTCGTCAGCAACAAACCCATCTCCGGCTGGAGATGTAAAAAATCCCATTTTGCTGGCGCCCATTCGCGCGGCAACAATCGAAGCCTCACGGAAACCATCCAACTGCTTAATCGAAGCGATGGCCGCAGCCGCCCACGGCTCACCGCGAGTTTGGCCCGCTCGGCGCTGCTCAAAAATGTGTATCATTTTTTCTGCTGGGACTCGCACATGCTTGGGCGAAACGCTCCTGTTGGTGAAGTCATAATCGCCGGGGTGGTACGTGAGCAAGTGATAAGCCACAGGCTTGCGGAATCTATTCAACTCCACGCCCATGCGGATTTCGTTGCCATTCGGCAACCGTTCGCTCATCTGCTCGTCAACCTGATCCGCTTCTATGAACTCAAGCGCGAAAGAATCGTAAAAGCTGGCGCCACGGTGCTTGATAATGAATACCTCACCATCACGCGCCAGCGTCTCAATCACCAGTTTTTGGGCGTCAACAAAAGATAACTTGCCATCGGCGGTGCAATTTCCACATTTGGCCCAGCTTTTGAACGCATTTTCTACGGCTTGGTTGCCGATTTGGTCTAGCTGGCCGTTGGAATTTGTCGCTTTGGATTGGTAAGAAAAGCCACGCTGCCCGACGACATTTGTGCGCAAAAGCATTAAATATCTGCGCATATAAGCGTTATTACGCGCTAAATCCCGGCTCCTTGCCCGGATGCGCGTGATAACAGGGTGCAGCTCACTGTCAGCAGATTGCTCAGAGTCTTTGAAGTCAGCAAAAAGCCTGCCGGTGTTGGCGGCTTGATAAGATCTTTTAAAAACTTTGCGCTCGGTTTCAGGCTTCGGCCTTAAAAAATCAAACAGCCCCATCAGAATCTGACCTTAATTGTTGAGCTTGTCTGCTTTCCGCGCTTGATTAACGCGTCGTTTTTCTCTTTGTTCACCTCTTGTCGATACTTATCGCGCGCATCCTCTAATTCTTGAAAAGATAATTTTGTAAGAGAACGGCCTTGCACCGAGTAGCTGCTAACGTCGGCATCCGCCTTGCCCTGCAACAAAGTTTGTATTTTGTTGAGCATGATCTCGGCATGCGTTCTAGGGTCGGCTTGGTTGTCGTCAAGATCGGGCAGAATTTGCCAGTCGCCAAGATCGACAACGGCCTTGTTAGTGCTAGAGGTTTGGGTTATTTCTAACTGCCAGTGGTAATGACCTGCGGTATATGTGCCACTGGTTGCTGTATCAACCGTGAAAAGGTAGGTTCCGCCGGTTTCGGTGGCCGCAATCTTAAACTCGGTCGATCCGCCGTGCGTGATCCGTGCGACGTATTCAGCTGAGTAATCAGCTAAGGGGTAGTCATCAACTAAACTTGTGCGTTTCCATTGCAAGAAATCGCCGACAGTAAACTGTACAGGCTCGCCTTCCGGAGCTTGAGACGGATCAAAGATGTTAGCCAAATTCTCATCGCCATGCGTTTACAAACCCTCCCGTATTGGAAGGCATAAACCTCTCTTTGATCTTCGGCTTTTGATCTTCAGCAACCGGCATCTGCGACACTTTTGCCGCCATCGCGTTGACGTTAACGCCGATTATTGCATACGCTGCAATCGCGTAGGCAAAACAGTCTAAAGCCTCGTTGCGCGGTCTTGTTTTAACAAAATCACGCCTTTTAAAGCCCTTATGGAAACGTGTAACAATTTTTTCTGCTGTGAGCTGTTTAAAATACTCATCTTGTAAAACGTCAGAAAAGTGCACGTATCCGGGGCCTTCCTCCCCGATCCTCAACCGAGCAAACAACAATTCTTTGATTGTGTTAACCCCGACTGGAAACAAAGGACATTTAACCACGTTGTTTTTGCTTGGCCTACCGGCGATGGCCCGCCCTGAACCACCTACGCCTTTAATTGCAAAGATCCTTCGGCCTTGGTTTTTCTTGCAGTAATGGTAAACGCTGTTGGTGAAGTGCCCGCCAGAGTCAACGGCAGCGGCTCGAATGGCCATATTGCGCCCCGTCACGTTTTGAAACTGAGTCATCAAGAAAGAATCAAGATCACCCCAAAGCTGTGGAGTAGACGGGTCGCCGTAGAAAGTTTTGTGGTCGAGCACCCACGATTCGTCATCACGGCCCCAGCCGATTAAACTAGCCTCAAGACGATTATCTTGGCAGTCGATCCCCGCCGTTAGTAATATCACTTCCTCTGGGATTTCCGGCATCGGCTCCCGGCGGTCTGCCAGCATCCAGTCATCTACTTTTTCGCCCGCGTCCTCCCAGCTCTCAGCCAGATAAGTATTTGTCCAAACCCGCAATTGCTCTGGGTTTTTTTTAACACTTAGAAAATCTCGAACGCCGTCAGCCAATGGCGTCCACGGTGAATAAAGGCCATTGACCCAAAAACCTGCAATACCTTTAAAATCAGCCTCGGCCTTCCATTTGCCATTTCTGATAGACCACAGCCTGTCACTGTCCGACCAGAGAACCGCGCAGTGCTCACACATGTACTGCGCTGTCTCTGGCTGATCTTTTTGCCATTGCACATTAGCCCATCTCAGGGTTTGGTATTCCTCACAATGCTTGCACGGCACATAATATCTGCGTTGGTCAGACCTCTCGAAAGCTTCCTCGATTCGGCTTGAGTCTTTGTTGGTTGGCGTACTGACCAAAATTATCTTCCGGTTCCAAAACGTGGCGGATCTTTTTCTAGCCAACTGAATCGGGTCACCCTCACTGCCAGCACTGGCTGGGTAGCGATCAACCTCATCACACAGGACTACGCGAATTGGCCTTGACGCAAGACCGGATGGCGAGTTTGCACCAACGATAGATATTGCCCCGCCGGGAAATATCTTGTGCAGCGTTGTGTTCCCAGAGTCTCGCGCGCGCGGGTCACGCACTTTTTCTTTTAAGCACGGCGTAGAGTTAAGCAGTCCTGCCGCAACCCGGTCTTTGCTGAATGCCTGCGCCATTTCCAGCGTAGGCTGCAACACCAGTATCGGTGACGGGTCGTTATCGATGTGGTAGCCGATAACGTTAAGTAGCGCCTCAGTTTTTCCAAGCTGAGCGCCTGACATAATAACCACTTCTTGAATGCTTGAATCACTGCAAGCATCCATCATCCCGCGCTGATATTCTGCCCGGCTGGTATACCACTGCCCCGGCTCAGCGCTGGACTGGCCGTCGAGTTTCCTATTTTGGTCTGCCCAGTCGCTTACTTTTAACCTTGGGGGTGGGGTCCACGCCGTCATCCCCGCTTTGATTATCAACTGTGCTTTCGTCTGGCTCATCTGCTTCCTTCGATAACTCTGTAAGCGCCTCACGCACCAAATCATCGAGGACGCCTTGCACTATCGCTGGGTTGGTTTCGTTGGCCACAATTGGCGCGGCTTTGCTGGGTATCGATAACAGCCTGTTTTTACAATCCGTAATCGCCGAATAAAGTTCTTTTTTGACCTCATCAACCCGAACAAGTTTT